AATTATCGAGTTAAAATCGAGTTATTGACGAATTAACTGTTGAATTAAAGGATTGTTTCGCATAGACATAACCCCGTTAATCTGTGCTTGTGACACCTGCCCTGTATTCATCAAGTGTTGCAAGATAGCGTTCGGGTCATTAAGATTAACATTCTGCGGTATGTTAAATCTCTTATTGAGCATAGACATAGGATTTTGTCTAAATTGCTGATAAAGGTTAGTTATATCCTGTATGTTGCCAAACATATCAATCCTCTCCGCTACGTTTCGTGGTAGTCTTTTTCGGTTTAAGGGCATCTATCTCACCCCTTATTTTGGTTATCTCATCTTCGAGAGTATCTATCCTGCCGTGTATTTCATCCATATAGGGCATTTTGACTTCTTCAACGGGTGTTTCCTCTACTTCTTCTTTGACAAGCCTGTATCGCTCGATTTTCGGGCTTTCTAACTGCGAAAACCCCATAGACTTCTCCATGACAATAGGCTTGCCCTCTATCTTGAAAGTCACACAATTACCCGGTGCAACGGGATATGTGCTGACCATGTTTTCATCGGGAACAGAAACAAAACCTCCATTCTGTATAACGTTTTGTTGCGTTGGGTTAACGTTCATCTGCGTTGGATATGCGTTAGATTGTGTTGGATAATAAATCTGCTGATAAGGATAATTAACCATTGTCTGCCTCCTTTGTGAAGTAGTACATCGGGATTTCTTCTCCGCAATTCCATGTGTCATACAAGACACCGTCAATGATAGCCGTTGCGTGTGTTCCTGTTCCGACAACATACCGCCCTTGCGGATGATCCTTTGCAAAGTCATTTATGGTATAACATTCAGGGCAAGTATCGGGTATTATATGTCGGGTAAATCCTAAATCGTGAAGGTACGCACCCCATACATTGTTTTGTGAGGGCATTTCCTTCATCTGAAATCCCTTCAACAATAAATCAAGGTAAACATCATCCCAATCCTTATCAGTAACCACGCTGATAGACCGTACCACGCAATCCCCTGTTTCCCTTTTTTGTGGGTTGGTGTTAAGTTCGCTAAACATCATTCAAACTCCGTCTTATAAAAACACTCGCCGGAACTGATAGCATTTATAACGCTATACACTATGGTATAGACATAAAGGATAGGTATGTCCTTTACATCTTCATCCTGTAATACTTTTTCACATAACTTTACGATATCCATGTCTTTTCTCCTGTCTTTAAGCATAAAAAAAAGACCTCGATTAGTCGAGGTCATAAAGTGTTCATTTTGCGTTCAATTCTGCTTTGATAAATACCGTTTCTTCGTGTTTGTCCATTGCCCTACGCACCGTTGAAACAGATATGTCTAATTCTTCGGCAAGTGCCTCATAGTGTATTCCATCCAACAATACTCGTTTTAGTATCTTTCTGTCACGTTCATCATGTACCCACAAATCAATCGCATTAGATATGTCAACGGATGATATGTTTTTGTAGTCATGTTTCATAGCACCAAAAAAGCAACCCCTATGGATTGCCTTAACCTTTCTTCTTTGATCCTCTGCCTACGTTCTTTTTAAGTCCTGTACCATGACAGGATGGACAGGGATGATACCCTACGGCTTTACCTTTTCTCACTCTCATTCGTGTTGTTATCTTGACTTTCTGCCCCATAATTTATATCTCCACCGCTAACATAATTAGTACCTGATCCGTCTTGCTCCGCCTCAATGGTTGTGACTATATCTTGATTTCCACTTTCATAATATACCCATCCGGCATTAGTCCCGATAAGTGCGACAATTAAAACCAAGATAATAATAAATGACCGCCTATGCGCCCGCTCCGCTCTTATCTGACTTTGTTCAAATACCAAATAATCAACAACCTTATCCATGTATGCTGTCCTTTAATTCTTTTATGTCCACTTCACAATTAGAAACCCTAGTTTCAAGTACGGGAATTTTCATAGCAAAGTCTGTCTGTTTCCGCACTTCTTGTGTGAGGTTTTCAAGTTTTGTATCTGTGATAGCCTGTGAAACTTCTAATCTATGCTCAATCTTACGGTTTGATTCGCTATTAGTGATAATCACACCGATAAGAGTTAGTATTCCTGTTATTATTGAAACTATAATGTCACTATTAAACATATCTTTTTCCCTCTTGCTTACCCTATACCAAAAATAGGAGGTATTTTCAATGTCAAAAATAGCACCCTTTCGGATGCGAAACGGCTGTGCCATTTGTGAAACGCTCAAAAAACCCGCCATGTTACGCATCGTTGAGGGACTTGATAGGTCGGTACTCAGCACGTCTGCTTTTCCCTACAAATGGGTGATATTCTACGCTTTCGCACCCCGTCACCCACGGAAGCCGCCTAAAGGCTATACACCGACCTTTTTAAGAGTTAACGTGCATTGCTCTATATCCTAAAGGATATGCTCCCCATGTAAAACGGCAAGCCAAGGTGCTGATACAACGATAGTTTTTGCGCTTATAAAGTGCTGACTATGTTATCTTGACTTGCCGATATGGTTTACACCTGTTCTGTCGGATGCGTGATGAACTCCTTGTAATCTTCCAAAATATTACCTTGACTATCCATAACGAACACATACCCTGTTACGACTTCGGGAGTATTCCAAAAAATTCTACAAAGGTCATGGTATTTTACCTTTGCTTTGTCAAGGTCTGTCCACTCCGTGATTTTGTCGGTCTGTAAATTTCCGTTGCTGATTTGCATTACATAGTATTTCATTGATTTAGTCCTCCTTTAACTTGTAGTTACTGTTGCCCCACCTCTAGCGGATAAAATGAAGAAGTGAACACTCCAACTAAGATTATTTTTTATTTGTATAGAACTTGTAGTCGGTTTTGTTACCAAAACATTCGTAGAACCGCTACCAACAATAGGGGCTATAGCATTTGCTGATTCCCCAAAATAGTAAATACTGCCATCACTATCTGTCAACATGGAAAAGATATATCCACTAGCATTACCGTCAAATGTTATAGTTTTGGTTTGACCACCGTTCAAACTCACTTCAAGGATAGTATTCCTAGAAAAAATCTCTAGTATATTTCCTACATTTCGCGCTTTGTAATTTGAACCTTCTGTGAGTGTTTCCCCTTGGCTAATAGAAGCCGTAACCGTACAGAACTTCCCATCACGGATGAAATGTTCTCCTTTATAATAACCTTTTAATGCCGTTGCACCATTCTCGACATTTGCTATTACAGAATTTTCACATTTGTCTGTGGTTAACTGTCTGTTGGTCTTGGCATAAGGTTGCCATTCATCGGACGGGTCGGATGCTAGACGGAGCATAGGATATACCGTCTTGTTCGTTACCGTCTTGTTTTTCTTGACGTATATACCCACAACAATATTGTCATAATTGCTGAACGTAGGTGTCATTACCTTTATGCCGTTTTCATCAGTACTACCTTCTATGCTTACTCTCGTTGATGTTCCTTGCCAATATTGGAAGTACAAAGCAAAGTCTGTGGAAGGTTCAACAGAAAATTTAATCTCTTTATTTGCCAAAATGTCTGCATAATACAGCCTTGCAATTCCTTTGTATGCGTCATTGCTTGCTGTGCCATCCATTGTTATACTTCCTGTTTTTGCGTCAAATGTATAATCTACTCCACTTGCATTTCCATCTGACGCATCGTTTAATATAAGCAAATTCTTCGCCCCTAGCACGTTTGCTTCGGAACGGTTGTACTTATACGGGTTGTCTTGTATCATGTTTACCTCTGGCATAATTTATCTCCTTTTTAATTAACACAGCACATCACGATCAACGTCACCGTTTATTCCAGGCACACGTCCTTTTGATGTGTATTGCCATGCAACAATATTCTTTCCTTTGGGTTTATACATTTCCATGATTTCGCCATTGTTCTTGCCGTAACGTGCGATCCAAAACTTAAATTTCTTTTTGAGATAATCAGAAATGTAATTGTCATACCACGTTTTGTTGCAATAGATACCGACATCAAATCCCGCTTCTTTGCACTCACCTATAAACGCAAGCGTGATACCTTCGATACCGTCTTTTCCAAGCGGTATAAGTGTATCATCCTCAAGGTCATACCATATCGGCATCTTGCGGTCTTTAATCAGATTGATAACCCCGTCAGCTTCTATCCTTGCCACTTCGTGCGTCTTTGCATAAGCATACTTAAAGCATGAATAGTCAAGGTGTTTGTCGATGCACTCCGCAAGGTTTCTCTCGAAATAGGCGTCTGGATTGCCGCTCTTCTTCGTAGACCGCATACAGACAAACTCAATCCCCGCTTCTTTGACTTGTTCAAAGTCTATTACGCCCTGTGCTTCGTTTACGTCTATACCTTGGATATAATGCAACACTTCCTCGGCATTGTCATAGCGCGGTCTGCCATAACCCGCTATCTTGGCATAATCAAGCGGATAACTCTTTCGGGCAACGCATCCCCCGTTTGGTTCAAGCACGTTCTTATCGCTTGTATTTCCCTCTACGGTATAGACACGTTCATCATCGACTTTTTCTACAAGTCCTGTATGACATATCCGGGTATCATTCTTGAAAAAGATTTGATCCCCCACTTCAGGGGACGTGTACCACGCACCTTTGTTTTTATACATCTGCGCACTATTGACCGTGTAATCGTCAAAGTTACCGCATATCATGTTCTGTGCTGTGGTAACACCGTATGCTTTATAAAAACACCAATCCACAAAGCAATCACACCAAGCAGCCGGAAAATCCATAGTCTGCGGATAGACTTCTTTCATTTCCGCTCCGTACTTCGTGTAATTATCACTTCCTGCCCCTTTGGTTTTGTCATATAAAACATTCGGGTCTGCCTGATATGCAGCTTTAGATTTTTCAAGATAGCCGACTTCTGCCTGTGCTATCGCTATGACTTTATCGGGGGTATTCATGCTTTATCCTCTTTTTTGTACTGATGTGTGCTGATACCTAAAAGCGTACCGAGAAGGGTTGTTATAACCGCGATCACGCCTACAACCTGTTCGGCATATGGAAGGTTGCATATCTGCGCAATTCCAAAGTACGCCGTTCCAAGTGCCGGAAGAGCGATCTGACAAATATACTTCAAAACATCGTAAACATGGTTATCAAGTTTAAGTTTTTCCATAGTCTGCTCCTTTCGTTCTTTACCTATCAAACTATCTGTTAAACGTCAATACTTACTTCAAAATTCGAAGCTTGAACTGACTTGCGCCATTCGTACCACCCAAAATAGTGTATGTCAGTTTGATTGTGCCTGTTGTCGTGCCATCTTCCTGTTTTAGATTAGTCCATATCGGTATTTGGATTGAGGCTGAATTGCCAGAACTCACATACTTAATGTCGTAACCGTAAGATGGGTCAAGGTTATCAAAGACTGCTACACCGTTTGCTTGTGTTACGGCAGAAGTCCAAGCGTCACTATCTGCGACATTCTTCTTTAACCCCAAAGCCGTATTAAGGTCTGCTTGGTCGGATAACGTACCGTTTATCTCGCCCCAAGTGGCGGGTGAACCGCTATATGGCACTCCACCGTGAAATATAGTTCCCATTAGGCACTCCTTTACTGATTGATTACTATTACGCCAATGTTCTTATTTGAGATAGCCTCACCAAGAGTTATCGTGGCATATCCTGTTGATGCTACACATGACTTGACCACAACGCCCCTACCGTCTATATCATCACAGAACGGCACTACATAACTACTTGCGGTTATCCTACTGTCTGTACCGCTTGCGGGTATTCTCACCTCTGAACCTTCCGATGCGGTAACTCCCGTCCGCTTGATTTTGTGCGCCATTGTCGAATAAACGCCGCCACTCTCAACAAGGTTAGTGCTACTTGCGGTTGGTGTGCTATCCACAGTCGGAAAATCGCTTATTTGGGATTTAGTAATTGATATATCCTGCGTAGTAATGTTTACTTTTCCATCCGCTTCACTCCATGATTTTATTGTCTTGGATGCGGCTATGTTTGATGCGCCTGTTACATCCAGAGCGTTTATCTTGGTATCTATGAGTGAATTTATACCCGACTTCAAATAATCCGACCGAACAACCCTTGATGTCGTAACTGTACCCGTTGTCAACTCGGATGTACTCATGTTCGAGTAAGTAGTGTCGTAACTATCTACCACTCTAAAGCACCCTGTTACGTCTGTTCTGCTATCTGCACCTGCCATTGCATAACAGTTACATACTCCTGCACTTTCATAACTTACGGCAATAACAGAATTTATAGGTGAATTTGTTTGAAATCTACCGCTACTATTACTTATCGCAACAGGATAATAATTTGTTCCGTTATTGAGTGAAAGCCAAACGCCATAAGTACCACCCGCAACAGGAATTTTAATAAAGTACACTTCGCCATCCGCTACCGTTATACTTTGGTTAAAAGTCCACAATGCGGGTACATATCTGTTTGTTGAGCCTGACCCTTTGTCCTGTCCTGCCGTTCCTGTTCCTGTGAGTGCGGTTATACATTTCGGGGATAATTTTTTTGATGATAAAACACCATTTTGTGCAAACACCTCGTTATCCGAATAAGTCTGCGGATTTGCGGCTTGGCTTGTCGCACCAACAAGATATATCTTGCTACTTGTGTCTGTCGAGCCAGCAGTATTTTTTGTGTCTGTCGGAGTGTCCCATGTGCCATCACCTTTAAGGTATTTCGTACTTGACGTACCATCCTTGGCAATATAAGCAAGGTCTTTTAGGTCAGAAAAATACTTTTTGATTTTTCCTAAAATAGTAGGTATTGTTTCGCCGCTTGCTATGTTTGCCCTTGTACTGGCTTCGGTAAAAGAAGTTGTATTGTCTGCTTTGCTAGTGTCACTAGGATGAACATGATCTCCCCTTGCCCAACTTCCACTTGAACCCGCACTTGCCGTTCCATCCATTGATGGATTAGAAGTATAAGCACTCGGTACGGAAGGTATATCACTTGCTGTGGCTAATTTATTGCTTGATGACGCCCCGCTCGGAATTAACCCTTGTATTGCCAAAATATTATCTGCGTTCGTCTTACCTTTATCACCCGCATAAGCCGTTGAGGATGTTTCGCCCAGAGCAAGACTTTCTGATATTTCTATGTAAGCAGAACCGCTCCATCTGTATGTTTTGTTGGTATCAAGGGCAATATAAATCTTGCCGCTTTCACCCGTAGACGGAAAAGCAGATACGCTTGCATATTCAAGAACATCATCGACATAACTCGGTAATTGAGAAGAAGGTACTTTGCCATCACTACCAAGACTAGCAACACCGTTATTTGCCCCTTTGTCGGTAGATGGTATCGCGCCTACTTCGCTTGCGGTATATGACGGTTTTTCGGATGCTTTTGCCCATGAATAAACGTCTGCCGCATTACGCGCATCTGTAAGTCTGCTATCACTACCAAGCACAACCTCGGTCTGCCCGGCATTTCCACTAACAGGAACATCTTTAGCCGCCGCCGTACCTAGTGTCGGTTTATGTAAAATCTCTGAAACTCCGCTTGATGCGTTCCAATCACTATTTACTTGCGCCGCAGGGATCGTAGGCTTGTCTGACAAATCGTTGTACGAACCTGACGTTGCCACCGCAGACAACGCACCCTTTATCTTTGCGATGATGTTCGCCCATGTGCTATTGCGCTTTGCCGAAACTGAATAGTCGTAAAAGGGGAACTTATCATCATCCGCAAGGTCGGTTTCTACCGTGTCGTTCATGTCGTACTTTTTGCCTAACTCCGTGGCAATCTTGGTTGAACTCCACGACTTGTCATTTGCCGTTACGCTATCATCAAGCCTTGTGGTAGATGCCAACTCGGAACTTATCTTTGATGAACTCCATACCTTGTCGTTTGCGGTAGTGGTATCGTCCAGAGCAACCCACGTTTTACTTGTGTCCTCATAATCGGGAACAAAGTAAATACTGTCGGGGTCGTTCTTCTCGACACTCGGTAACGCATCGTACTGTGCTTTGGTCTTGGTTAATACCTTCTTGTCAAGTTCTCCCTTTAAGTCGGTCTGATTTGAAAGCGTACCCGTGATGTTTCCCCATACCGCGCCATCAAGATTTGCCGTTCCTGTTATCTGATCTCCGCTTCTGCTATGTGCCGTATATCCCGAGCCAAGCACACTTGCCGTAAGGGTATCGGTCGTTAAATCTATAAGGGTTGTATTCCCATAAACAACTTTATTTGTTGCCATTTCTTACTCCTTTACGCATCGGGGTCAACGTCACCTATGGTTACTGTAGTTCCGTAGGTATTAGGTGTTTCCGTGTATGCAATCGCATTGACCGTAACTTGCGAATAATAATCAACGGGTGTACTTTCTCCCGAAGGTAAATAGGTTTTTGAAGTCGTGTACGGCGTTACTGTTTTTGCCGCCGATGTAGGTGTTGCCGCACCTTCGTATGTTCCTGTTACACCGAGTATCTCAATATCTTTTTTGATGTTTCCGGCAATTATCTTCGCCTTTTCTGTCGCATCAAGCTTTGCAACGCCCGACCCATCGTGATAGCCGTTCTGTATCTGAAGCTCATCGTTTACATCGTCAATGGTAAGAACAACCTCACCCCTATTCGGCATAGCACCCGTAACCTTGTTAGCGTTAACATAGGCGGTCTTGCCCGACAGGATAGTTGCGTCTGTCGCGTCTGCATCCGAAGTATCGGCATCAAAAGTACATGAACCCGTGATTGCTTCGCCGCCACGATCATGCGCGGTATAACCAACCAACAACTTTGAAGCGGTCAGACTATCCATCGTAAGGTCGATTAGGACGGTATCACCGAAAATGATTTTGTTTTTTGCCATTTCTCTACTCCTTTACTCCAAGCCTATGTAACAAGTATCACCGTAATCATTCGGCACTTCTGAATAAAAAATCGGATGCACAACCACATCCGACCTCATACTTTTATTTCTCGTTTCTAATGTCTGTTCAACCTTGCGGGGGTCAACCTCGTACTCGCCAAGATACCACGGCAACCTACCCTCTGACCCGCCGACCATTTCTATCTCTAGTTCCTGCGTACCGTTTTCTAGGAAAATATCAAGTTCCTGTGAACTCTCGGATAGAAATACGTCAAGGTAAAGAACACTATCTATAACTCGCTGACCTTGCATTAAATCACCCCGTCTTTCAATATCTGACCGATAGACGTTTCAATAATCGCGGATGCAAAAGCCATATCGTCATTCATTCGTAATCTGACTTGAACAAGCATCTGTGCGTTTGCAAACTCTAGCGTATCTTCCTGTGACAACGAAAGCGTGATGGTTTTTTCTGCCGCATCTATCGTAACATTGTTTATGTCGTAGGTCTTTTCTATCTGCTTTACACCCGGTTTCGTCTTAAAGGTTATCCATACTTCCGCTATTTCTGCTAAATCCATCTGCTCATTCTTGACGTTGAATGTCAGCGTTGGTGTCGTACCTCTGATTATTGTACTCATGTGCTACTCCCTTCTAATTGCAAACAAGCGTTGCATTTATCTGAAAAACGTATGTATCTCCGCTTTGGAATGATATGTTTGTAATCTTCCACCCTGTTCCAAAATTAGTTGTAGTTAAATAAACTTCCGTTCCGCTTGCATTGAATGTACCATGATAAAGATACATTAACTGTTTTTGCTGATTTATTAAATTTGAGATATTGTATGATGATACAATACTATTCCCCGAAGCATCATATAATCGACCGCCTGCTAAAGTTAAAGCCACATTCTCGGCAACTGTCGGATTGTCGGGTTTTCGTGTGTCAAGTTCTATCCTCGCATTTGAAAAATCTACTTCTGCCATATCATCACCTCATGTATTCCCGCTTACTTCTATGTCTATAACAAAAGCGTATGTATCGCCCGATGAAAAAGATATGTTTGATACTTTCCAAATGTTATACAACTGCGGATGTCTTAACACAAAAGAAGTTCCACTTCCGTCTGTTACGCTACCCGTAAAAAGAATAGACACTTTTGACGGCGTGTCATAAATTTTCGTAACGGTTGGATAAGAATATGTAATGGAATCGTTATTATTTATAAATCGTGCAGTTCCATTTATAGCCAGATAATTGCTATATGTAAGTGGAAGCCCATCATTTACATCTAACACTGCATTACTAAAATCTACTTGTGCCATAATATCTCCTTTACGGGGTATAATTTCTTATTGACGTTGTTACCGTAACATTCAATGCACCGCTACCCGCATTTCTTATACTTGTAGTAACGCCTACGTTCAATGCGTCACTTCCTGCGTTACGAATACTTGTAGCAACCCCGACATTAAGCGTAGGTACACTATTATCAAAAAACAGCCTAGCCACTCCGTTAGCATCCCCGACATAGCCTTTTAACACTTTCCTAGCCGTGTTGTTTACACCGACATATATCTTACTTACGTTTCTCGCTATGTTGTTTATGCCGTAGTAAACCTTTTTTGCCATATCATTCGTAAACCAAGTAAATATCACCCGTTGGAAGTTGCGTTGACCCTGCCGTTATGTCCGTAGTGCTTGCCGTTACTCTGCTATTTGTGTAAACCGTTCCGTCATTCCAAAGAATACTTCCCGTAACAACATGGTTATTATCCGTCTTGAATATGTTTAGGTTGTTAGAATCAACATGGATTGCCGCACCATCTGCGCCACCACCGTGACTATCAGACTTAAAGAAAACAAAATGTCCGTCCGAATTACCAAGGTTAAAGACGTTATCGTAAAGCCTTAACAACGCCCCGTTACGTCTGCCAAAACCATCGCGCATCGAGAAGTTGTAACCATCTGCGTCAACAAAACCACCGTTTTCTCCTGCGTATGTGCCACCCGTACCTTGCCCGTACCTAAATCCCGCAATCTCACCGACATTAGTTTTGAGATAACCTTCAAAGATACCTTGTAAGAATCCTCTGAAACCTTCCGTACCGACATACGCTAGGCTTAAATCTTTCGCCAAAATCGTCACTATCGAAGAAGATGTTATATCAAACTCGTAATAGTCCTTGCCATTCTGACCGCAAGTATGGTCTAGCACCGTTGAAAGTTCGGGTGTATCGTCTACCAAGGTTATAGTATCAACCGTTGAGGTCGTTTCTACCCATACGCCACCTTCTTGAACAAAGTTATGACGCTTAATCACAACTGTTCCCGTACCTTCGTAACCTTCCGCTTGGCTGAACTGCAAATAGAAGTCTGTAGCGATATAGTAGTCTGTCGGTCTAAACGACCCTCGACTTACCTCTACATCACCCGTTATCTGAATAGTTCCTCGGAAGTATGCCCCGTTTGTATCAATCGAGAAATACGGGCTTCTCAATATCTTATTCAGCACATCAAGTTTCATACCCGTTGTACTGTATGTCGCTCCGCTTACTTCCGCATAATCGGGTGACGAAATTATCCCCTTGTGCATCGTGATACCGTTTCGGTTTATCTCGACTATCAGATTGTCGTTCGCATCGTAAACCTCAATGGTTGGATATTCCGTACCACCCGTTGAACCACCAACGTAAAGTGTGCCGGTTCTCACCCATTCAGCTTGTATTCCGATTGCAGACAAGACATTGACTATCAGTTCGCCCGTACTCGGATCGTAACCGTTAACCCAAGTGATACCACCATCTCTTGAAACGCTAAATACATCACCCGCCATTCTCCATACGATAGAACCGCTCTCGAATGAACATATCCCCGTATCTGGGTCTTTTGTTATCGGCATATTTGAGATATAGAATATCCTGCCACCGTTCGGACTATCCTCATAATCACTAAATGCACCCATTGACCGCTCTACTAACTGATTGAGCCTTTGGACGCTTTCATCGTATGACGATATTAATTCTTTCGATTGTTTCCGCGCTTCTTCGACAGCCGCTTTGACTTCCTTGGAATACCTTTTAATCAAGGTTCTGTTAGGCGGTACGGCGTTGCATTGCATGATGTGACTTGCCAACTTGAATGAGTTAGTTGTCACCCATGAATAAACGTAGTTGCCTTGGTAGTCTTTTACCTTTATCCTATCGCCTATTTCAGCAGATAAATCGCTTGCCGTTGTAACGTTAAATGTCCGTAATGTGAAGTTCTCCAATACATCCCATATGGAATTAAGAACATCACTTACGTTGTCCTCGTTAACAAACGGATTTTCTAATTCAAGACAATACCCGTTTGATCCTATTCTGTGTGCCGTTTCGTTTATCACGAACTTGACACCCGTTATCTCTATATCCTCTGTACCGAATGATGTGTTCTGGTTAAGGTCGCAAGTTACCGTTGTCGCTGATGTCGCACTCGTGTTGTACCATGCTATGTGTAACGCTCCCGTACTGTCCATATAACAGAAATTGCAACCTATCATTGCAATGTACTGTAATACCTCACGACAGTTCATTTCGTTCGTATCTTCGGGTGCTTCTGTTATCGAAAAATCATACCCGTGAAAACTCTGCGTTGCTAAAGTTACTCCGCAATGCGTACACATCGTCTGTATTATGCTTCTTGCCGTAGTTGAAGAAGTAAACGTCACTCCTGCTTCACTAAACGGCACATCAAACAGCCACATATTATCAAGCAATGTAAGCGATATAAGACCGTTCGCAACACTCGGCTCGTCTACCGTGTAAACGCCCATACGGTAATACTGTTGAACGTTACTTACCTTGTCACCGTCCAATCCAAGCCATACGGTCGCTTCTGCATTGAAGAAATCGTAATTGTCAAAATCGCCATCTATATTATTGATCGTGAACTTGCATTGCCCGATAACAGCCGTTCCAATGTCAAAGGACGATGTGCTACTTGATGCCGTTTCGATCCCGAACGAATCTTCCCATATATCATCCTCGGTCAGGTGCAGCGCGGTATTATTGGCAAGGGTCAAGTCAACTTTTATCAGGTATTTCCTCGCGGTCTTGTTCGCTAATATTTGTTTGAATGTTGCCGATGTACTTTTCATGCTATCTCTCTATAATGTCAAAGCTGACCGTTTCCATTCTGCCCCCGTCAACCCACCAATAATACGGTGCTGACGCATCACCCCGGTAAAAGGTTTTTGTAACGTCTGTATTGGTTAGCGGTGAATGATACGTCACATCAAAATATTCTGCCGTGAAAGCGCCTAATATTGCCGATGCCTCTGCCGTGGTTACACCCGCCCATTCAAGGGATATTTTCTCTTTTGTTGCAACCCGGTTTTTCCACATCAAAGCGTCCTGTGTTCTTCCGCTGTCTGCGGCAGACACATCCTGTAATGACCATCCGAACTTACTCGGTGTTTTCACACTTGCGTTGTTTACTTTGAATGTAAAAGCCATAATTTACCTCATTAAAAGAGGACAGCCGGAACTGTCCTCATGTCGGTGAATACCTGAAATTCTGTCTTTCCTGCGCTTTTGTTACCGTCCTTGCGATAACCTCACCGTCAACTACTATCGTGTTGGAAATGTATTTGTTATTTCCGTTGTTCTGTGCGTTCGCTCTTACCGTTGCCTGATATACACCGTTTGCGATACCTTCAACAATCTGCGCGTTGTTTGCTACGGCTGTCTTTCCGTTGCTGAAGTGTCCCACTAATTCGTGATGTGACGCGAGGAATACCCCATCTTCAGGAAACCCGCCACGGGCAAACTTCGGAAGGTCTATCTTGATTCTTTCAGCACCAACGGTATGTTCTCCGTTCAACTTGTCGGCTATCTGATTCCACTCACCCTTGATAGCCTCCCTTGCACGTTTGAATGTCTCTCCTAGTCCGTCTGCTACACCCTGGAACGTCCATTTTTCTTTAGTAAATGCCTTGCTGATCTTGTCGGCATCGTCAAGTAGCGTTTTTGTTGTATCATCCGTACTCTGCGACATTTCTTTCATAGTTCCCGAAAAGGCTAGTTCAGAATTTGCCACATCGGATGTAATAGTGTTCCACTCTATTTTGTTTGTTCCGGCAAGGTCGGTTGTATCTGTTTTAACACCTTCTAGGCCATCACATATTTTTTTAAGTGAGGTATCAAAAACAGGCTCAACGGTATTAACCTTGTCAAATGAGGTTTTAAGTTCGTTTGTCTTGTCGCTTGCTTTTTTCAAGCTATCAGACGTTTGCCCCGTAGTAGTTGACAAATTCCCTACGCTCGTCTTTAAGTCGTTGATAATATCCAAAAGCATTTTGTTTGTTTCCAAGCTATCATCAACTTCTTTTTTGTAGTCTCCTACTGACGTTTTGGCGTTACCCGCAGAATCCTTTATGCGTTCCCAAACATCACTAGGTATTCCGGCTTTAGATCCTTTTGCCTCATATACGGGCTTGACTTCTTCCTTGTACTCCTTTACGGCTTGGGTTGCCTCTTTTTCTTTATCTTTGAGTTTTTCCCAAACATCGGTCGGCATACCTGACGTTGATGTGGTCTTTAAATGCTCAACTTCATCACTCGCTTCATGCAAACCTTGCTTGAACTCGCCCAAAGTTTTTGTCGCATCACTCGAATCTTTAACAAGCGGGGACCAAATGGAATGATCTTTGAATTTATCCATCATTTCATTATAGGCATCCATTGTGTCCCAAAAATCTTGCATTGTTGTACCACTTCCGATGTTGGTTATGGTACTAATAAGCTGAC